CGCCGATGTGGCCTACAGCTGCATCGCAGGCGTCGATCCGGTATGGCCACGCGCTGAAATCAAGGTCATCCCCATTCCGGACGACAAGCTCAACGAACTGCATCCCAAGCTCAGAAAGAGGTGTATCGAATGACTCATTTTCTAAGCTGCCTATGCGGCAGTTAACTACAGGAAACGCAGCGGGGCGACGGCGGTTTTGGAAGCATTGGGAAATTTTAAGGAGAATAAATGAAGATAATAAAAGACACAGTGATTCTATTGCTTTTAATCATGTTTTTAATCATGTATTGTATGTGCGTAACGATACTGCATATTAAATATATAAATGGGGCATGCGTTTTGGACACAATTATGTGGCTGATGATGGTGGTTACTATTTTACTTTGTATTTTACATCATAAAGTAAAATGGTTTGCAATTCAAGTTGGCAAGAAGATATTTTTTTACAATTTAAAAAAAAGGAGTGGCAGCAACATGAGAGATAACAGCATAAATTGGTATGCGCCCAGTAAAATAAAAGTTAGCCGCTTATCGCAAGAAGAAATTGACGCATATAAAGAGCGGAAAGCAAAACGGCAGAAAGAAAAGTTAAAGGAAGAGCTGGCTAAACAAAAGATTATGAAGCTTGATTTGTATGATTATGAAAATAAGCGTGCTAAAAAGACTATGAAAAGGATAAAAAGGTGGTAGATTATGGAAATAAAAGGGCAACGTACTAAAAATGACAGAAAACGGCGAAAGCTGGAACTGATGTTTTATCGCGAAAAACAAATCATGCGAGCAGTAAAAGAAGCTAGAGAAGATACCGGCGGTGGACATACAGGCGGCAACGGGGCACATGCTTTGGTATCAGACCCGACAGCGATACAGGGCATTAAAGCGGCTAGTGAGCTAAAAATGGTCGTACTGGACGATGGAATAGCCGTGGAAAAGCCGGAAAGATGGCTGCGTGTGATACATAACACGTATAAATTAAGCGATGGAATCACGAAGATGATATTGATTAAACGGTTTCGTGAATCCAAGCCAATGTCTGTAATAGCAGATGAAGTCGGGATAAGCGAACGGCGGGCTTATGACATAAAAGACGATGTATTCAATGGATTTATCGAAACAGCAGCGGCGCAAGAAGGGTTGCTAAGAGTATATTAAACAGAAAAAAGCACGAGCAGGAATTTCATCCTACCCGTGCTTTTTTTATGATTTATATGCTAGAAACCACATGAGCTTTCGCCTAATATATCATTAAACTCTATTTTTTTCTTCTTCCTGCTGCCCGTGCGGCAATTCTATCTAATTCGGCCACAATCAGCCGTTCTGCCCATTCTGGGCATTCTCTTTGTCCGCCTTCCCAATTTTCTATAGTACGTACTGGGATGCCCATTGCTCTATGCATATCCGGTCGTGACAAACCGTAGCCGGGGCCATGGCTGTTAGCTGTTTAATAAAATAATATCATATTATGTAACAAGACCCTGGTCACGTGCGTGGCCGGGGCTATTTTTTTTTGTTGCAAATTTTGCAAGATGTGCTATACCATAAGCAAGTCTTGGCCGGTAAATTACCGGACCATGTGGATTGAAATTGTAATGTTGATTAGTAAGATACTGATCAAGCAAAAAAGGCTTGTTTACCACATTGGTAAACAAGCCTTTTTGCTATGGAAATTTATTTAAGCCATTCTGCGACGCCTAATTTGGCTGTCCGCTGGGGCCGTTCGTCGCGGTGGTCAATCCACCACGAGGCACTGGCATGGCCGCCGTACCAGGCCAGGCATTTATCTGCCTGTTCGCCGGGATGACGGGCCAGCCATTCACGAGCGGCCGCCATCTTTTCCTTGCGGATACTTTCAGCCCACCGGATTTGCTTTTCGCTACCAGTAAGGGCCGGAAGTCCGTCCGCTTTAGCCTGTTTAGCTGCGGTTGCGGCTTCTTCCTGCCGGGCCTTTTTGTAGCAGTCGGGGCAGACTGCATAATTTTCGTACCAGGCAATCTTTTTTTCTCTTTCGGCTGCCGTGCCGTAGATCTGGACGGCACCAACATGGCCACACGAATACGTTACTTCATACTTCATAATAATCCCTCCTGTTGTCATTATACCATGCTACCATGGAAAACTATCTTCCTTAAAAAACGACTGTTACTGTACGGCCAGTGTAGCCGCGCAGCTCCCAAAACGCCTTTTCCAGGCTGTCAAGCATCACATGGCAAATAGGGGTATCCCCTTCTACCCATGTGACCCGCCACGGATACGGGCTGTCATTCGTGGCGGGGCTGAGGCAGACGTCGTCAAAGTAGAGAGCCTGGAGCGGTTGAGCAAGGATGTTTCTCCAAGCGTCATCCACTGCCTTCCGTTGCGCCTTATATGCGGCGAGGTCTTTCAAATTGGCCTTCATGGCCGGGATTGTGTAAGTCATGGTATCCATCCTTTCTAGGGGCCTTTCGACCCCCAACAATCAAGCTAATACACGTTCCAGCGCATGTGTTAGTGTTGATAACGTTTCACGGTCCAACATGGTTGAAATGGTCTTACCGCCGCGACATAAGTTGTACCATACTTTCGGGTTATCTTCCCCGATTTCCAGGCAATAGGTAACGTAAAATTCGTTGCCGCCGACAGCTTTGTTGAGCAAGTACGGCATAATTTCTCCGAACCGGAATGTCATGTTTGCCAGTGCTGCCTTCATGCGGCTTGCCAGTTCTTTTTTATCCGTTGCCGTGATGATCGGGCGGCTGATAGTGCCTACTTTCTGATAAACGGCGATTGTATGCGTTTCCCAGCCGACAGTCAACGGTTCCGGCAACGCCGCGATGTAATAGCGATACCCCGTAACATTTTTGATTAAATTGAGTTCGTTCATTTCTTCCATTGTAAGTTTCATGATTCATACTCCCTTCCATGTATCCGGGAGCCTTGCGGCCCCCGTACAACTACTATCTAGCTATCTAGCAATTTTCCAGATTAATGCGCTACGGCGTTTGATTAATTCGTCGCGCTGGGCTTTGACTGCATAATACCACGGTTTTTCACTTTCGCCATCGTCTTCTACTTTGAAAGTTTTAACTATTTCATGCATCTTTGTGCCAAGGGCGTCAATTTCGGCGTCAAGGTAGCTGATTTGGTACCTGATGGAATCATGTTCCGCCAAATCTGTGACGTAGTTAATTACCATTTGTGCTTCCACGGAGTCCAATCCCTGGATGCGAAGCAGTTCGCTTAGAACTGCTACATTAGCTCTGTAATTAATGTAACAGTTTTCAGAATCGGACGAACCAGGTTCAGCTAACCGCCATTCGCGGTAGTTGTACTTTAACGATTCCATTTCATTTGAGATTCTTTCTTGTAATTCCTTTGCGTTGATGATGTACGCGTTCTTTAACATTGTCATGATGTTTTCTCCTTTCTATAACTGCATTTCCTTTGTTGTCTACATAATATCACGAGTTTAAGCACTTGTCAACAGTAAAAATAGAGTTATTTAAAAAGTTTAAAAAGTTATTGACTTTTTAAACATAGTTATATATACTATAGATAGCAGAAAGGAAGTGCACATAATGACGAAAGAAGAATTTAAAGTAATGTGGAAGAAATGGCTTGTCGAGATTGGCAAGTCGGAAACGGAGCTTTGCAAAGAACAGGGACTCAAACAGCAGACTTTCAATGCAAAGACCAGGAACGCTACGATAAAGTATATCGAGTTAGATGATATTGTTAGCCAGTACGGCTACACAATAGAAATACGTAAAAAATAATCAAAAATAGTATTGACATATTACACTACATGCAGTACAATATAATCAGAAAGAGGGCAGGAAGCCCAAAGGGAAAAGCTGAAAGGAGAGATTGATTATGACAACAAAGATGGCATTATACGACGAAGATTACAATGGTATCGTAGTGGAAACGACAGACGGCCATCGTTTCGGATGGCAGGTAATTAAAGATGAAGATGGTACGGTACATCTTCCACGCTTCACAGAAGAAAATGGAACGCGTTTTTTCTACGAACAGGAAGCGGCCGATTGTGAACCGTTTGACGAAGACGGAATTTTTGACAGCCGGGAGGATTTGTACGATGCAGTAGAAAGCGCCGCACAAAAATACATGACCGTAACGGAAGACGGCGATATTGTCATAGAATAAAAGAAGGCGGCGCGAGCCGCCTTTCTTGCTAAGAGGTGAGCAGATGAGAGAGATAAAAGTAGGCGATCGCTTTGGACGTCTAGTCGTTATCAAAGAGGTATCGAGAGGAAAATATTTACTCCGATGCGACTGCGGGAATACGATCGAGATTGTCGGCGCACAGCTACGAGCGGGAAAGCGTATGTCGTGCGGTTGCTCAAGATATAGCAGAGATGTAAAGAAGAACCTTGTCGGCAAACGCTACGGCAGACTCGTCGTAACAGAGGAGCTGGGCCACGGATATGTCATGTGCCACTGCGATTGTGGCAACGATAAGAAGATACGAAAATGGCAGATTATGCAAGGCGCTATACACTCATGCGGTTGTCTCAGAAGGGAAACGGTGCCGAATCACAGTGACATCAAATCGCTGGCAAAAGACGGAACAAATCTAAGTATGTTTGTCAGTAAGAAATTAAGAAGGGATAACACGTCGGGAGTGAAAGGTGTGACGTGGGATAAAGCCCGCTCAAAGTGGGTTGGCGGAATAAAAGTAAAGGGTAAAGAGAAAAAGAAGCGTTTCGACACGTTAGAAGAAGCTGCGGAGTATCGCAAGATGCTTGAAGAACTATATGTTGAGCCGCTTTTAGAGAAAGAACAGATAAACATCAAAGAAAAGCAACCGATTGTGCCGGATAAAGAGTTAAGAGATGCACGCGAGAAAGCGTGTGTGACCCGTCAGACAGTACATGATCGTACGGGACTGTCGATTGTATCACTACAACGGTGGGAGAACGGATGGCAACATCCAACAATAGAAGCACGCAATCTCTTGTTGTTCTGGTATCGGTCCGGGTGCCCGGTTCTGCCAGCAATAGGAGTAGCAGACGATAAGCCGGACGGCGATTACTTGATACGTCTTAAAAAATGGAAAGAAGGAAATGGAAATGCTGGACAGTAGAAAAAAAGCAAATCAAAAATGGCTCAAAGCGAACTACGAGTCAATCACTATCCGAGTGCCGAAAGGAACGCGCGAGCAAATTAAGGCGTGGGCTGATAGCGCTGGTCTGAGCATGGCCGCCTATATAAAGACGGCTTGCAAAGAAAAATCAGAAAAAAGCTGAAAAGCCCTTGACACGTTGTACTGTATGTAGTACAATAATAAAGAGTTAAAACTATCATATTGCCGCAACAAGAACGGCGGCGATATGATATAATAATAGTGTGAAAAATTAAAGAACTCCAAAGGCACCTGCAAAAGGGTGTCTTTTTGCTATCAAAGAAAGGGACGCATCTATGGTTATTGTACAAGTATTGACAGATAGCAGCTTAACACGTGGTATATATGATGATGCATGTGCTATATATGTGTGCAATCGGGCGTCCAACAGTCTGGGGAAAGCGGCTGTAGACGGTATCGTATATATGCTAAATCACGGCTTGACTACCAACGGCATTAGATACGCACGTGATGAACGGGATATCACACACATGATAGTAAGCAATATCAACGCAACAAGCAATCTATTGATAGAGTCAGCAGTAAAAAGTATAGAGCTTGTATGCAAAAAGTATCAATGCAAGTACAAGATACAATACATAGATAAAGACGACAAAACAAACGTTCTTTTCTGATTAGAAATAAATCGTAGGTATAATTACATGCGATGACGAAATAAAACGGCGTAAAACGGCAAATATGATGCGAATAAATGTTCGATAGGTGGTGATACTCATGGGAAGACCGTCAATGGCAGACAAGTGGATAAAAGGCGATGGATTGATAAAAGTCCGTGGATGGGCTAGGGACGGACTGACCAATGAACAAATCGCACACAATATCGGAATAAATGTCAAAACGCTGTATGACTGGCAAAATAAATATAGTGATTTTTGTAACGCCTTAAAAGACACGAAAGACATAGTGGATAGGCAGGTCGAAAACGCTTTATATAAGAGCGCATGTGGATTTATCGGTGATGATGGCAAGTATTATCCGCCGAGCACGACAGCACAGATATTTTGGCTAAAGAATCGTAAGCGGCTTGAATGGCGTGACAAGATAGAGCAGGAAATAACTGGGGCTGACGGTGGCGCAATCAAGGTGCAGAGTATGACTGATGAGCAGATAGATAAGCGTATTGCAGAGTTGAAAAGCAAGTTGAAAGAATAAATATGCAGTAATGTATCGTAAAATACGGGGCTGATAGCATGAATACCACAAAAACAATGAATAAAACTGAAAAAGAGGAACTTATGGCGTTGTTGGAGTGGAAATTGTGGAAAGAAAATCCGACGGCGTGGATACAAGATTGCTGCTATACGGTCAATGAAGCGAAGCACGGAGCAGTAGAGAGATTCCCGAAGCTAGACTATCTTGCAAGAGTTGATGAGATTATACAGCATGCACAAGTAGCGGCATTCCCGAAAAGTCGACGCATGATGATGACCTGGCGGTGTTTGGCGAACCTTTTATACTATGCAATGTTCGGGAAAAACTTATCTATATTTGTGCAGTCAAAGAAGTATGATGATAGCGCGTACCTACTAGGCGATAGCCGGTTGTTGTTTTTATACGAGCATTTGCCGAAAAATCATGCATGGCCGCAAATTGAGCGTAAAACACGGTCTAAAATGGGCTATGATTACGTTAAATTCGACAATGGCGTAGAATTTAGAGCTGTTGCCGAGGGGGCTGACCAGCTGCGACAATATACAGCATCTATTGTGTATTGTACGGAAATGGCGTTTTGGGATTTTGCACAAGCAACTTGGAACTCATTGCGACCGACGATTGAAGGCGGCGGGAAGATATTTATTGACTCATCAGCGAATCCAGGCTTTTTCTGTCAGTTGGTTACTGGACAGCTAAACGAAGATGAACCGGAAGAAGAACAGGAGCCACACGACCCACTGATAGGTGTACATGAATACAAGCGGAATGGCGTACATGTAGCACGGATACACTATACTGCCGACCCGTCAAAACGCTCGGAAGAATGGAAAGAACGGGAAAAGAAAGGGACCACAACGGAAGGCTGGGAACGAGAATATGAAATCAACTGGACTGTATCAGCTGATCCGAAATATTACCCGGAATTCAATTATAATCTCAATGTAGCGCACGAGCAGCTTAAGCCGATTGAAGGACGACCACTGATATTGGGATTTGACTACGGATTAACGCCGGCAACAGTTGTCGCACAGACGACTGCTAAAGGACAATTACTGATACTCAAAGAATTGCAGTCATGGGATTGCGGAATGTTGGCACATGGACGAGTTGTTACTAATGAGCTATCGACGTTTTACAGCGGCTATGACTACACATGCATTGGCGACCCGGCGGGCAATCAGCGTGCACAATCAGACGAAAGCACGGCTAATCAGATACTCTATAGAGAGTATGGATTGTCAGTTGAACCGGGTGAATTATCGCAAACAGGAAGAAGCGAAGCAATCAGGTATTTTTTAACGACGCTCACCCCGGACGGCAAACCACTCTTACTACTAGACCCACGGTGTCAAATGCTGATAGAAGCGTTTACCGGTGGGTATCATCGTAAAGTAGTCGGCAGTCGCACACTTGATGAGCCGGATAAAAACGAATACTCACATCTTATGGACTGCCTGGCATATATATGCGCCAAGTTGTACCGGGAAAAGGATATGAGTGCAAAGATTTGGAAACAGCGTACCGCTGGCAAAATGCGGAAGTACGCTCATATGTAGATGATAAGCACATTGGCGGCGTTAGTTACATGAGTTTTTCTCATATTGTATGTAAATTCCGACGCGTTGAGTACAACGCCATCGTGCTTACTATACCATTCCGGGTATGTACGAGTGCCCGGAACACCTCCTTTCTAATATATACTTAAAAACTTGGGTAACGGTTCCGTATCGGATGCGGTTTTACGTGCCCGGTTCATGGCGAGTTAATTTAACGGTCAAAATGCACGACTTATAATCGTGTCTTGCCGGTTCGAATCCAGCACTTGCCACCACATAGACGTACCAATAAAACGGTCGTCTTTTTTTATTTTACGAAAAATAGAGGATGCTATGGACGATAACATGACGAGTAGTCTTGCACAACAAGCCGGCTTATTTGGCAGAGCGGAACCGCAGATTGATATATCCAATTGGCTGATGCAGCAGGCAGAGCCGGAAGAAGAGCCGGTATCACTCGATAATCTCAAGCAAGATGAGATTGATAAGATTATGACAGCGGTCAAGAACGGTCGTGAGATAGCCAAAACATACTACGAAGGTACCGTGGAACCGGAATTAATAGAGCGCCAAAAGCTACGCAGAGCAGATAAATTGCTATACAAGAAGAAATTCCCGAATCTTACGGAATATAGTAAATTCGTATCCATGGATTTCAATAATACGGTCGAGTGGATAAAGCCGTCGCTTGTAGAGGTTTTTATCGGTACAGAATCGCCGGTAACGATTGCCGGTGCGAATATACAGAACGATGATACAGCGACTAAGATGCAGCAGCTTGTAGAGTATCAGCTCACACGGAAAAATAGCTATACATCTATGGTGCATGACGTGATAGATGATGCATTAAGCGTCAATATCGGCGTGTGCAAGGCATGGTGGAAACGTGAAGAAAAGCGTGATAGATACAAGATGATGTTTGACGTGGCGGATATGCAAACAGCTATGATGCTTACTCAAGCGTCAATGAGCGGCGAGATAGAAATACAGTCTATTAAGCCGCTAAAGGATGCGACGGATTTATACGAAGTGCAGTTTGATAGAGTGCAAGTCACAGCTAATTATCCGGTAGTTGAGTATGTGCCGCCGTCTGAGTTGAGATATACACCGGAAGGGAGCAGTTTACAAGAATGCAAGTTCGTTGCTCATCGCAAGATTGTAAAAGGCGATTATCTCAAGCGTAAAGAGCAGGAAGGAATATATCAGAATGTCGATGAAGCGTTGGAGCATACAGGCGATGCTAATTACACTGATGACGATGTATATCACAACGAAACGCTGAATAAAGGAAAGATGAAGACGGATGACGGCGACGACGCAAGTAAAGACATAGAGCTGTATGAATGCTATGTAGATGTCGATTACAACAACGACGGCATATACGAGCATTTGATTGTGCATTGCGTTGGCGATACGGCATTATCGATACAGACTAATGAGTTTAATATCGCACCGTTCTTCTCAATTCCAGGTATTCGTGACAGCCGAAAGATATTCTCTGATAGGTCACTGGCAGAAGAAATAGAAGGGCTACAAGATATAAAGACAGCTCTTGTAAAGCAGCTGATTATAAATGTGGCTAAAACCAACGACCAGCAGAAGTTTATCGACTACGAAAAAATTGCGGATGCAGACGCAATGTTATCCGGCGATGAATACGTAGCATGTAAGGGCGACCCAAACGCAGCTATATTCATACCGCCGCAGGCACCGGTATCGCCACTCACTATGGATTTAATCAACTATGCTGAAACAGAAATCCAAAATCGCAGCGGCTCGACAAAGTATAATCAAGGGCTTGATGCGGACTCGTTAAACAAGACGGCAACGGGGATTACAGCAATCATGGGGGCTGCGGATAAGCGTATTAAGCTAATGGCGCGGCTCATAGCGGAAAACTGGACGATACCAATGGTCCGCTTTATTATCCTGCTCAATAAAAAATACGGCGAACCAATACAGACGTTTAGATATAAAGGCACAGAGGTATCAATCAATAACAATGACCTTGACATAGACTATGACTTTGTTATCAACGTCGGCAATGGAGCAGGCACGAAAGAAGCACGTATTCAGTCTTATATGCTGCTGTTGTCTAATGTATACCCGATATTAGCACAGGTTGGAGTAGCAACTCCCAAATCATATTATGCAGCAGGTACCGCTTTACTGGAAGAAATGGGATTGAAGAATACACAGGAAATCCTGCTTGACCCGGATAGCAAAGAAGCCAAGGCACAACAGGCACAACAGGCACAACAGGCACAACAACAGGCAATGGCTGTACAGCAAGCAGCACAGCAGGCACAAATGGCACTTAAACAGGCTGATATACAAGGCAAGATAGCTGTTAAAGCAACTCCGTCTATTAGTGCTGATATTAAAGACTTGCCGGTTGACGCACAGACTGAAATTATCAATAAGGCTACGGCAGGGAATACTAAGCAACAGGATGTAGCTATGAAAGAGGTATTAAACCATGCATGAGATAGAGCGATTAAGAGAAGAATACGAAAAAGACAGCAAGAATCAGAAGAAAAGGCAGCGGTATTTAGCAGCTATTATCAGCCGTGGTGATAGAGCTAAAGATCTGCTGTTTTTTATGTCCGAATTATTGCGTAGTGAAGAAAGAAGTACACTGAAAAAAATGCTTGATAATGATGATGCATACAAAGCACAGCTAGATTATCAAGCCACAGTAAAGCTATACAACTACATCAACACTATTGTAAACATAGCAAGTATGAAAAAGAAGAAAGCAGAAGGGAGTAACACGGATGAGTGATTTTAAACTTGATTTACAGCTATTTGCTGATAGCGAACCTGGCTCGACCGCCACCGAAATGACGGCGGCACCAACAGATACAACACCGACTACTACGCAGGAACCGACAACAACGACGGAACCGGCAAGCGAGCCGACACATACAGAACCTGCTAATGAGCCAAAAGACGGCGATATAATGCTTGTCACTGACCCAAGAACAGGGCGTAAAACGATTGTCACTAAAGAGCCCGAGGAACCACAGCGGGAAGAGCCACCTGCTACACAGCCTACAGCACAGCAGCCGGAAGGGCAACAGGAACCCCCGCAGGAAGAACCACCAAAACCACAGGAACCTCTTATTCAGACTGGTGCATATACGCTTGATGAATTGAATGACGCTATTCGGCAGAACACGGTAAACGAAAGCCGTATTCCTGACGAATATAAATTCCAGTATCAGCAGTATAGACAGCAGCAAACACAGCGGCAGGCACAATATCGAGCACAGCAGCAACAGATGCAGGAACAAGCACAAAAAACGGCGATTGAACAGCAGCGGAAACTGTATGCAGATATTGATGAAGCAGCAAAGAAAAAGGCCATGCAGGATTTAGGTATTACAGCTGATGACCTGAGTTTGTCTGAATATTCCGATGATGAGGAAACTAAGAAAAAAGTACAGGAATATACAACCGCTGTTGCGTGGAATAGACAGACGCTTATTAATGCGATGCAGCAACAGCAGATGCAGAAGCAGATGCAGCAAAGCCAGCAGCAGGCTATTTATAAGAGCATTACAGACTTTGCAGCAGACAAGCAGCTGAATGAACCACATTTCGCTGAAATTAATCAGCTATTGAGCATCCATTATCAAGAATTGCCGTACAAAGAAGCGGCAACTATTGCAAGTGCTATCAATGCATTAAACCAAGGTAACATCACTGAGCAGCAATGCAAAGTGTTGGAACAATATTATAACGACACACGCACTTATTTTTATGGAAAGCAAAACGACTTGACGAAACAGCCAAAGAAAATTCCAGTCCCGAATGTAGAAAAGCCAGGTATGGGGGCACAGACTAAACCGAAAGCCGTTGACTTTACCAAGATGCGGGGTATGGGCGACCGTGAACGCAGAGCGTTTATGAGTCGCTATTTTAGTAATTAGCACAAAGGAGATTTAATACATGGCAGATGTAACACGTAATCTTGGCCCGTCCAAGAATCAATCTTATACTTATGACGCTGTCGGGCATGCAGAAGATATTAGCCCGATTCTTACGAATATCGACCCGGAAGAAACGCTTTTCTATTCTAAATTCGGCAATACCAAACCAGCTACAGAGTTACATTTTTCTTGGATGACAAAAGGATTATCGCCAGCACAGGATAACGCATATAAAGAAATGGAAACCTACACGTTTAAGCCGTCCGGTTCCATTCAAGGCATGTCTAACAATATCCAGTTCTTTAAAAAGAGCGGTATGATTACAGACGCACAGCAGAAAGTAGCTAAGGTGTATAAAAACGAACACGGTAGTGAAATTGCTGATATGAAATATGATGCTTATGTAGGTTTGGCCAAAGATATTGAATACATGCTTGTCAACAGCGAAAAGAAAGTAGATGGCAGTTCTACAGTAGCACCTCGTAGCGGCGGCGTACCGTTTTTTATGAAACGAGATTTAATTGATGTAACAGTGAGCGGCACAGACGGTACAGTTACAACAACCACAGAATCAAACCTGAAAACTGGCGATATTGCATATTTCATTGCTGATACCATCCCCACAGGCATGAAAGAAGGTCTATATTACTATGTACGCGTGGATGATAGCAATACGAAGAAACTCACATTGTTTGATACACAGAAAGGCGCAGTTGAAAACATTGCGTCTTTACAGGTTAAAGCTACTACGGCAGGCACTAATGTAAAATTAGTTACTAACAATGTTGTATCGCTGGCTGGTAAAAATACCTTTACACTGGACGACATTAACACTGTTATGGAAATGGCGTTCAAACGTGGCGGGAAACCAACGGAAGCATACATGTCTAGCGGTAAATTCAAAGAATTTAGCAAAATGGTACTGGCAACCATGACAGCCACACGCAAAGGCACGGATAAAAACGCTAAAGTGTACGAAGTGGCTACATCGTACCAAGGTGCTTTTGGCTTAGTAAATGCGAATATCCATCGTTTGTATCCCGATACTCGTGTAGATATTCTTGATTTGCAGTACTGGGATATGCGGTATTTCACTAAACCGCATGAAGTAACTGGCTTGGATAAAGACGGTTCGTATCAGAAATTCATGCTCGAAGCAGAACTTGGCTTGCAGGGTACACAGCCTAAAGCTTCTTGTTCCATTGTAGATATTAAACGGTAGCAATTTTTATGAGAGGGGTCTCGTAGGGGATCCCTCTTTTCTGTTAAGGAAGTGATGCGATGATTACTCAACAGAAACTATATCAAGACGGCGATAAGATATGCCTTAGAAATACTATTAACGTAAAGCCGTACATTGATGCGGCACGGCAGGTCAATGAAATAGATAACGGCGGCTGGTTTGGCGATAAGAACGAACGAATGCAGCTGATGGGCTATATACCTCCTGAATTATGGACAGTTGACCCATGGCTTATCAGTGCAAGAAATGCACAGCGTGAGGGCGATATGCTTCATTATCAGCATTATATAAAGAAATTCTTTGATGTATGGACGCAGTTTAAAGTCAATCACAAGCGCGCCACATGGAATGGATATTCGGCGGTGTTGCTATGATACAAGTCAAAGAATTAATCAATCTTATACGCTACAAGCTTAAAGACAACAACGCCATTACATACAGTGACTACGATATTATGCAAGGCATTAACGAATGTATTCGGTACATTAACCAGTACTATTTGAATACTGATTTCCTCGAAAAGATTAAGCACTATAGACAGGATGATATAAATGCTGCTATTGATGAAGCTAATAAGACGAACGATACCGCCGTAGAGCATGTGCATTTTAGAGATACAGGCGTAGACCTTCCCGACGATTTCATTTCACTAGTGCGTATAGTACGGCAGTGGGACGGTGAGGATTTAGCCCCATGCCCTGCTATTAAACCGCCTAGATTTGATGAATATAAAGTACTGGGCAATAAGATATACGCAGGCGTAAAAGACTTTGACATGCTTTATGTAGCAGCCATAGCAAGCGTTACGGATGCGGACGGCAGTATAGAGCTGCCAGTTACATTCAAGGATGCTCTTGTTAAAATCACAAACATGATATTGGCCAACAATCCCGATACAGATACTATGAGCAGTGCTGTACAGGATATATTATCGTCTATCGTACCGTTGCGCCGATACAGCAACGCCAAAAAGCGCATGCCGTTTATTTGTTAAGGTGGTGATCCCCCATGAAAGCAGAAAAAGCAATCGCAAGAATCAAGCAAGAAACTCATGATATTAGCGATGAGTACTCAACAGAGCGATGCATACAGTTTTTAAATACGGCTATTCAGCAGGTATCTTCATTACTAATAGCGGCTAAATATCCCGTATTGGTAAAGGAAATGACGATGCGAAACGGCGATAGCATACCAAAAAACTACATGAATTTATGCGGCACGTATCCTGTCAAGATGACAGATGGCAAAGCTATTATTACAGATGATGCCTATAAATCAATTACCATTCGTTACTTTGCTACGCCTGACTTGATAGAGTACGAAACGGACGATATGCCGTACACTCATGACGCAATTAATGATATTATCGTGAAAACAGCGGTATTACTAGCACTTAACGAAAACGAATACGATATTACGCAGGACAGTAATATAGTGGAAGCCTTGAAACAGGCCGTATCTTCAGGAATGAGCTGATAGTATGGCGGACGAAAAGAACAATAAGCAAATACTGTATATGCCTGAGTTGCCGACGACGGTAAAAGGTGATGGACGGTATGTATTATCACTTTTGCGTAAATATCTTAAATCAGTCAATGAGCAGGTAAACATAGCTAACGGATTTACCCAAGATGACATAGAAGAAAATAAAAAAGGCGACTTTCCAAGACCTAAAAACTTTACGCTTACATTTGATAGAATGGGCGGCGTTCTGAATTGGGATGCAGTAGACGACGATAAGCTTGCATATTATGAATTGCGCACGAATGACGCCATTGACACGGTAACAGGTTTACTGGAAAAGACAACGGCAATATCGTCTATACAGCTGCCACCCACAGCAAGTGGCAAAATATACCTATATGCAGTAAGCACAGAAGGTAAGGTATCAAATCCAAATACGCTGACATACAATAAGCGTCGTCCTGAAGCTCCTGGCGACATATCACTAACCAAGAATAATGAAGGCACGCTGATTACATTTCTTGAAATACCGACAAACTGTATAGGGGCAAATATCTATGTAGATAAAACCAAGTATATATCTCTTGATAATGTATACTTATACCCAGATAAAAGTATTACAGATGTTGAGATTGCATACTACGACCAATTCGGTGAAGGCGAACGTGCTAAATTCTCTTGCGTTGTACCTAACGTTACAGGATTTTGGGTAGAAAAGAATGGTGCCAACTTATATTTCTACTGGGATTCCGTACCAGTCTATAACGTAACTTATGTGGTTAAGGTGGGAGAAACAAACCGGTGGGAAGAAGGAATAGAAATATTCCGCTCTAAAACAAACAAGCACCGTTATATACGACCAAATCAGAGCGCAAGTTATTTCATGATAAAGGCAATGGATGACCATAATAACTATTCTAACGAATGTGCATGGTACCTAATTGACACAACACTTGAGATTAATAAGAACATTATTCTTAATTTTGACCAAGATAAAGTTGGGTATAACGGCGTAAAAATTAATCTCTATTATGACAGCACTAAACACGGTCTTGTATTAGAAGACAACACATTTATTGGCGAATATCTTATACACATACAGCTTCCACAAAAGATAAAAGCACGCAACTGGATAGATGATAAAATAAGCGGCTTAACAGAAAATACACTACGTGTTATGGATTTAACATTCCCGCTAAACAGTAAAGAAGCGGAACGGTTTCTATTAAATGGGATTATTGGCGATTTGAATAATGTTTCATTAAAAAAACAAATCGCACGCTATACGGGTAAAAACACGGACTATTTCAATGCATTGACTGATGGAACGACAGCCGCAAAAAACGGAACAGTACTAGATGAGCATAACGTTACATTTGATTATGCACGGTTCGATAAAGGGGCACTGATTACTGATATTACACGGCTTGAATATTCGTGTGATATTCCTGAAACATATTCAATGTGCTTTTGGATGAAGAAAAGCACGCCCTTTGATGACTGCATTATTATAACGTTAAAATCAACCAAAACGGGCAACACACTGTATATTGGCTACGATAAACACTATAAACGCTTCTATGTTAAGGACAACGTTCAAGACAAGATGTTATTTCTAGAGATTGATACGACTGAAAGAGATTGGGTGTTTATTGGTATATCACAATCAGTAAATACGAGAATGCTTTTTGTAAAAGAATATGCCTATAAGGAAGAAAAATATATTAAAGATTCAATTCCATCGTGTGGAACATTTGATAATTTATGTTTAAATTCAAAGGAGTAATTAAATGGCAAAAGATAACTTAAAATTAAAAGGTGCGATTCACATTGTTTTGCGTCATGCTGACGGCAAAGTAGAAACACGACGCAAGGACAACCTTATTTTAAATGGTGGATTCGACTTCATTTGTGCAGCTATTGCAGGATCTTCACGACCGCCAATTATGGGGTTCACTGCTGTTGGTACAGGCACGACTTCGGTAGTGGAAAATCAGTCGAAGCTTATTAGTGAAATTAGTCGTAAAGCAGCAAGTTATGCACATACAGCAGGAACAAAGGTATTTACTCTTACAACCAACTTTGCGGCAGGTGAAGCAACAGGGGCTATTACAGAAGCTGGCATTTGTAATGCGGCGAGTGGTGGGACATTCTTAGACCGTGTTACATTTGATGTAATTAACAAAGCGGCTGATGATACTATGCAAACAACATTCCAATTTACACTCTCTTAAATCATGGAGCGCATAATGGTATTCACGCTATAAGGAGTGACGGCAAATGGCAAAAATATATAGCGTGAATTTTGGCGAGCGTCTTTTTCTATATGATGAATATACACGGCGCGATGAAATGACGAACCTTGTTTTAGAACATGCTAAACGGTATTTCAAGGCGAAAGAAATAAAGACTCCCTGCATTAATGTTATAACACCGGTTAATCTTTTGTATGCATCAGCATTTACCATAAAACCGTTGGAAACAGTGCCGATAGATGAGAAACTGAAAGTAAGAAACACATTAAAATTAACAGATAAGATCGCATTTAGGGAGACGTATTTTGATAATGTTAACTTTAATGTGCACTTACTTGAAAGTTCCAAAATACGTGATGTGCGACAAATACAGTATATGCCAGCCATTAAAAAAGAACATTTAACTATCGGAGAAAACAATATCAATAATATATGTAAGAATCATAAACAGTCGTTCTCTATTAACGATAACATTATTAAATTAATATATATTGATAGAAAAGAATTAATCAATCTGATTGACAGTTGCAGAAATTTGTTTGTGCGTATCTTGTTTGCTGATGAGCTACTTATGATAAGTGATAAAAAAGGTCGTGGGGGCGACATCAAGCAACATGAAAAAATACATGTTGCCGATAATGTAAAAAAAGATATACGGACTAGGTGTTACGATGTTTTCCGCATTGCTGATATGCTCATAAAAAATCCAGCCAAACATGTAAATGACAAAGCGTCTATTACTGATTACCACAAAAAAAACAATGGTATTTATCTAAATGAACATATAGGTCTATTACTTACCTTATCAAAGGATGTTACACGTCGTTTTAAGGATTATTTTGGAATATTGAGCAAATACGCAAGCAGCCCGAATAAATGGAGCAAAGAACAAGCGGTATCTATTACTGATAATAAAAGTAATAGGGCAGGAGTTATCCGGAAAGAGTTTATTCGTTTTACAGAAATATACTGGGATAACATTCTTTTTCTTGTACATATTTCAGAAAATATCCGTACGTTTGATGCAGTGCATAGATTTATAGGCACACAGTTATACGAAGCGTTACAGCTTATCAGTACATTGCAGAATAAAACGGCAATGATGATACAAGAAAATAACATTGCTGTTGATGATTATGAAATCAACGAATTGCGCCCTGTTATGCAAGAGCAGATCCGCATAACAGACAACGTTAGAAGAACACTACATCGCACGATAAAACAGCTTGTAAAAATGGCTGACACGTTAGGCAACCATACATTAAAGGTATCGCAAGAAACCATAATAGCAAGAGATAGTTTTAAAAAGGTTTTACAAGTAATAAAGAATGTTCGTGAATATATTTCTGCTGTAGATGATGTGTATCGCCAAATGTATAAAGTAAACGATGAACGCATATGTATGGCTGATAAAATTTTAAAGAGTATAGAATACAGGTTAAAAGATAGTATATCAACAAATGAATCATTTAACCGTAGTATAAACTATATGCGTTATTTTAGCGATTTCATCAAAGCGGGTGACCGCCTTACGTGCGAATTTGGCAAAAACCCCATAGAAGATATACTTATTTGGGATGCTTATATACACGCAAGCAATGCATACATAGAAGCATTGCGAATGGTCGATGAAGCACAAGACGAAAAATGGTTTAAATCTATGCTCGAATCAATGCCGTACTACGAAGAATTTACAGACTTTTACGTTGGTGATTATGAGTATAAAAAAGCTTGTATACGATTGGTTTTGCAAACAGAAACAACGGATTCTAAGCCGACATTATATGATGTGGCAGCAAATGTGGATATAGACGACACAGATGATAGAGGAACTGCAAATATAACTGATACTACAATGCCAACTAAAATATACTTTAACAAACACTATTATAATGCTCCTGAAGTACAAGTCACTGTAAACAGCGGCGTTGGTAATGAAACAGTAACGCCGTATATAGTTAATACAGATGGTATAGACGGTAGTAAACGGTACTTTGAAGTGGAATTGCGTAACGATTCTAACGAACGAGTTAAAGGGGCAATTTCGTGGATTTCTAAAGGGTGGTGATATAATGCAAGAATTTTCAGCATTAAATATGACAGAAAATGCCGTTACTGCCATACAAAAAATGCAGAAAAGTATAGAAAGCACAGCGTCTAACTTTAGTGGCGTAGCGTTTCCAACTGAAAACTTGCAAATAGGCATGCTATGTATGCGTACTGATTTAAACAATAATATATACAAATTAACCTCTCTTGACCCTGCCACATGGGAGCAAGTTGGGGTTGCATCTGAAACAGCAAGTAAACTGGAAAGTAAAAGAACAATCAAGCTTACTGGAAAAGCGGTGGGAAGCACAACAACAGATTTATCGGGAGATGTATCAATCGAAGTAAAAGCAGTAACTGCTGATACGGCAAAAACTGCCGATAGTGCAACCAATGCCACTAATGCGACTAATGCGACTAATGCTGATAACGCAAAAAAAGCAGTGAGTGCAAAAAACGCTACAAACACTACAAAACTAGACCACGATGTCAATATTAACTTAACTGGTGCGGTAACAGGGAGTGCAACAACTAATTTAGCGGATGGCACACTTAACCTGCAAATGGCGGGAGATGCTAATCAATTTAAAAACATTACGGTCAGTGGTTCACAACAAGGACTTAGATATATAGATGTAGAAACAGAACGTGCAGGAGCTGACATTGATTCAAGCTGGACTGATGGGAGCGGTAATATATCAACACAATACAGACGGTACGAGTGTGTAGCGAATGAATTCCCGGCAGGAACATATAGCTTGCAAGATATATTACAACGGCTTGTTAATGCGTGTCATAGACACTACGTAAGAGGGATAACGGTAAAAAGTAACTGTAATTGTAAGTGTGACTGTGCATGTGCCAATAACGATGAAGAATAGTATAAAACTAGGAAGAATATGCATACCACTTGGCATAAGGTGTAATTTATTATGTAGATATTGCTATCGAGATATATGCCGAAAAGATATACCTAATAAAGTAAGTAATAAATTTTTATCCTATTTAAAATCACTAGATACTGATAGTTATGCTGTTATATTTAGTGGTGGAGAGCCATTACTTTACATGGATACAATAAAAAAAATCACCAGTATTCTTCCTAAACATATACACAAAAAAGTAATGACAAACGGCTTGCTTCTTACTAAAGAATTGGTGGATTATTTCAATGATAATAATTTCGAGGTACATATATCGCATGATGGGGAACACACAAAAGAATTACGTGGACAAGATGTGTTAGAAAAGAAATTGCATCTTATAAGAGAAATACGATATTTGCGAATTGTATCGGTTATCAGTAATCACAACACGGATGTCATGAAGGTATATAAATATATACAAAACAAGCTGAATAGACCGTTTTATTTCGAAGCAAGCCCAATTATCCCAACTGGTTATAATGATGATTTAATTAATGGATTTGATTACGATACATTTGAAAGAACATTAGCGGAAGTTTTGAGTATACGAAACGAATCACCTTTTGAATGGTATCACAACAAGTCTAGTGGCATGGGATTAAACGTATTATTGGATGGTAGTATTGTTGGAATGAGTACACTTAATAAATATGGTACGGTATGGGATACAGAGAAAACTATTCGCAGTAACTTCTTAGATAAAGAACACAACCATATTAAATATTGTCAGCAGTCTGCGTGTTCCTTAAAAACATGCTATATGAATAAAAGCCTTGCTTGTCAGCACATGTGCAAGATAAATCGTATACGGTACGATATAAAGAATGAGGTGTAAATATGATAAACAGAGTTAACTTGATGATGGGTAACAAATGCAATTTCCATTGCCGTCATTGCATACAAAATGATTCAGTAAAAGACCAATCCTTAACACTGCCTAATAATGAGGTAATAAAGTACATAAAGCGATTAGCAAACATTCGCCCTAAAAATAAAGGGAAGTTAGATGTGCACTTTTGGGGCGGGGAGCCGTTAATGTACATGGAAGTGATACAATGCGTCGTGGAAAAAGTAAATAATGCCGAATACACGATCGTCACTAACGGATTGTTACTGGATGCCCCCATAGTTAACTATTGTAATGAACATGACATAACCGTAGTGCTTAGTAATGACGGCATACATACATCTAAAGTTAGAGGAAAAAACATGCTTGAAAACAAACGGTTTATACAGCTGTTTAAACGCCTAAAAAACAAAGCGGTTGATTCCTGTATTACGTCATATAATCAAGATTATTATGCATTGTGGAATTATATAGAAGCAAAGCTTGGCAAAGATATACCAATATTTCATGAGATGCTTGAATGCACGTGGGATATGCCGAAAGATCTGTATGAGTTTAATTTAGAAAATTATAAAAAGACAATGGATATGATTGTTGATAATGCATATAAAAAGCTTATACATGGAGAAATAGGCAGAGAGTACATGCTAATTTCAGATACGGCAAACCGCATGTGTAAAATTGTTGATAACAAACAAGTAGAAGAATATAAATGTTCTCAGATGCGGAATATGGTAAGTATTGATTTAAAAGGCAATGTGTATGCGTGCCATAATGCATGTAATGTATTGGGAACTGTAAAAGATGATTGGGAAGTATTAAAAGAACGATATAGCAAATACCTTCAAGATAAAACTCTAGATGATTGCAAGTATTGTGAATGGCGTTCGGTGTGTGGTAATGGATGCCCCAATTCATACAATATTTTCCCTGGAAAAGCCATGTCTTGCGAGGTAAAAAAAATATTTATGTCAGCTTGCATGAGCTTTTTAAAGAAACTACAGGATTCGTTAGAAGACGTGGATATGGAGGATAGTTATGATTGTAATTAGGCGACCATTACAAGAAGGAGAAAAAAACAAGGTAGAATACAACGTTGATTTAAACAACGATGGCATTATATTTTCTTTTAGCACCACATATATGGGGCAAGATGTAAAAGACAGTGTATCAATCCCCTTCAACACGTATAAAGATGTAATCCTGCACTTGTCCTTGCAATGGACACATAAAATAGAAACAAGGTTATATCCATTATACGAATTACAATCACGCTACAATGTAATTAGTGAAACCAATAACGACGCTTTAGTTCTTGCACGCATATCCATTAATGAAACTTGTGATGACATAGTAATTTTTTTAAACAGCCCGACGAACTATACTTGTAAAGTAGCTAAAACGATAGACTGCGAACCCAATACATCCAAGTCAAAAATGATGATGATGTATTCGCCGTATTATACAAAAAGAGCGGAACATATTCGCAAAAAATGGGATATGATGGCAAATCTTGATATATACGACACAGTTACATATCTTGAATCACAAGTGGACGCATTAACCAAAATTGCGCTAGGCAATAATAGTGATGACGTTAAAGCGGTATTAACGGCGGCTAATGAACATAGCGTGTTTAATATCAAAAGCAAAGAAAAAATGATTGACGAAATGCATAAAGATAAAGCGAAAATACGTTCGTTGCAAAAGGAGTATTATGACAAAGCGTAAAAAAATTGTACTAAAACTAGGCGGCATGTGTAACTTGCATTGCAAAAATTGTCATTGTATGCCTCTTAAATTTAAGTATAATCCGGACATTATAGACTGGATAAACAATAATAAAATAGAAGTAATTCACCTTGGCGGTGGTGAACCGTTTTTGTATTTTGATTTAATTCAAAAAATAGTGCCTAAATTACATGTAAAACAAATAAACGTAACAACAAACGGAACGCTGCTAACTGATGAAATGATTAAATTTTGCAACAAGTACAATATACGTGTTGCTTTTTCTTATGACGGACAGAACAGCAAACGTGATCCTGTTTTACCTGATTACGAAAGAATAAAGAAGTTAAAAAATATTGGTACATCATCTGTTTTTTACCACGGCAATACCAATATACGGCAGATGGAAAACGACTTACATCGGCTTGGTGAAATTTACGATATAGATTCATGTAAAAGAACCATCACTTTCCTACCTGCTTTTGTTCATCAAACTAAAAATGCACCCAATAGCGATACCACAAAAGAAGATGCTAAAAGTTACATTTTGCAGGTGGGACGTTTATTAGAATTTGGTTTAATGCAGTATGATAAAGAGCAAAAATACTCACTAGGGGCGGCGTTTAATTTTATCCGCCACTATTTAAATCACAAGCCATATACGATTGGGTGCAGATGCTGCAATCCCAATAATGTATCATTGGCGATTGATGGGCGCTTTATACTTTGCCCATATGGAAATGATTTTGTGGGCGATATATATATAGGTGTAAACTGGGCGGCAGTAGAAGACCACATACCAGATAAGTGTAAAAAATGTGCATTACGTCAATATTGTGGTACATCCTGCGCAGCTCAAATTACGGATAATGAATGTTACATTTTCAGATGTTTGTACAGGCATTATAAAAAACTATTGAAAAAGTACAACATAGACGAAAATGACATCCTTAGTTTAGATTTTGATTCATAAAGGAGAAGATTATTATGGAAAAAAAACATGTAAACGTATTCAGTGAAAATGGCGAAGTAACAGCAGTACCTGCATTTGACAGTGCAGAAGAAGAATTGAAACACTATGAAGAAGAACAGAAACGTAAGGAACAGGAAAACAAACATAAAGCACCCGTATTTAGTGAAAACGGCGAATTAGAATAGGTGATTCTATGCAAAACTATCATGATTTGCAAAATACAGAAGCGGCAAATGTATACTTGGATAAAGTCAAAGATAACATACGGACAGTTGCAAGTAATTTTAGCGGCACATCATTTCCTACTGAAAACTTGCAAGCAGGAATGTTGTGTTATCGTACAGATGAAAAGAAGCTGTACCAATTAACAAATACATACCCAATTACATGGGAGAGTGTACAAAGCTCACTCACATTCGACACCACACCCACAGCAGGCAGTACCAATCCGGTAACATCAAATGGTATTTATAATTCCTTACAAAATTTAGCAACTAAGGAATATGTAGATAACAGTGGCACTACTATTGTAGGTAACATCCAGCCTCGTCCCGTTCCGGCAAATGCCAAATATGGGAATGCTTTAATTATTTTTAAAGACGATTTGGATGTTGGTGTTAATTCTATATCTAGTGTTATTGGCCCTTACGTAAAGAATGAAATAGCCGCTTCTAACTCCAATATTGACTTATCTGAGTATGCTAAAAAAACAGATGTCCCTGCTGTTACAGTATCAGGTAATACGATTTCCTTTGGGAGTGTTACGATTGGAGTCGATTAAATGGCAAAATATATTAGTGTAACGAGATCGAACGGAGATTTAGAACTTATTCGGCTTGTAGATACGAAAGAATATGGATATAGCTATATCCCAGTTTTATGTTCAGATGGAGTTACTCGGTATGCATTACTTGGAGAAAGTTCTGACGATAATGTGTCAAGCTTATGGGTAAAGCAAAACGGCGTAAAAAAATACGTAATAAGACAACCCAATATTACACCAGCTGTGTACTTAACGATGGGTAAGTACACAGATATGTACGGATTTTCCAATATCGGTTCTTTAAAATTCGGAGCAATCAGCGGCACATTTACATACAACAGCAAAACAGTTACCGTCTTAATGCTTGAATTTTATAATCCATATATGGATTTTGCTATTCAAATAGACGGCGAAACAAGTGGGACCTATAATGCCAATGTCACGCTAATAGAACCTGATACGGGTAAAAAGGGAAGTATATATTTTAGTAATATGTATTATCAGAGCTACAGACAATCATTTATTGGCGAACAGACACTCTACAGCGGCAATTTATACGATTTTTTTTCGGATAGTAACATCGGGAAGAAGTATGTGATAAAAGTCGATATTGGAAAAGCATAATTAAATAAAAGAATATAGGAGCGTGATAATATGCAAGAAAAAGCACGGAAAATTGTAATGGATTATTTTAATAAACATGTTGATGTAACTGACCATAAACAACTTACAATGGATGATGTATTTGTTGTATGGTGGTGTAAAACTTTACAGAACTGGAAAGCGTTAGTATCTACCACTGTTTCTGACGGTATGTACTACGAAGTTACGCACAACGGTGATAAGAACGAAACTTACGTTGACGTATATAAGAAGTGGGAAAATTACACAGTAAAAGATTAGGAGTGGATAACTATGAAATACCGTAAGAAACCACCTGTAGTTGATGCGTATCAGACTAAAAGAGAGCGTTGTTGCCACTCGCATAGAGGCGATATATTTGCACAACCTGGGGATTATGTAATTACTACGATTGATGGAGAAGAATTTCGTTGCAGGCCTGATATTTTTGAAAAAATGTACGAACCGGTTGAAGACGATGGAATGACTATTGGACAAGCTATCGAAGCAATAAAGAAAGGCAAACGTTGTGCAAGAAAATGCTGGAACGGTAAGAGTCAATATATTGAACTGGTTAAAAATGTAAGTTACGTTAATTCTAACGGCGAAACAGTTAGGATTAATGTAAATAATGAAACAATGGGAAATAAAGCTATAGCTTTTGTTGGTATATCGGGTGTGCAGCTTGGATGGCTTGCGTCACAGGCTGATTTACTTTCTGAGGATTGGTATATTGTTGAATAATATGAAAAAGTATGAGAAGGACAAATAAACACCAAATAAACAGAGTGTCTTTTATCGGCATGACAGGCGGAGTGAATATATCACAGGCACCTGAACAAATAGCCGATACAGAGATGCAACAAGCACAAAATTTTATATATGCGATAGACAGCAAACGACTAAAAGGGCGTGGCGGACTAGGATTACTAAACACGACGGACGAAACAATTCGTGACATGTGGTATGACGTAGACACCAACGTCCTTTTATTATTCACAACGACATTCAAGGTATATCGGTATGTTATGGGGCAGACACCCATATATATAGGTAAGCTAAACGGAAGTTATTCGCCAATGTGTGCAAAATTCATGGATAAGATATGGATAGCAAGTGGTGGAAAATTGCAGTATTACGACTATACGCAGAATGCAGAACTACAAACGGTTGGTGATTCGCCGACCTGTTCCATGGTATTTCAGCGATTTTCACGCATAGCGGTATCACAAGACGGCACAAACGGTTTTTATTTGTCGTCTGTTGGTGATGGCACGGAATGGGCAGAGGATACCAATAGGGCAGATAAGGAACAATGGTTAGATGTTGGATATGGTGACAGTGGTACAATTACGGCTATTGTTCCGCTTGCGACTGATATTATCTTTATCAAGTCAAATGGCAAGATATATCAGCTGAGCGGCGATGCAGACCCGAACGACTGGCAAGTAACAGAAATAGCCAATGGCACCGACCCTGCTGGAACGAATTGTGCTGTAAACATCGGTAATTCCGTCGTATTCTTGTCTATACGTGGCTTGAAGTCACTAGCAGCAGTTATGGAGTATGGCAATATTGCAACCGCTGATATAGGCGATAAATTCAACGGTTTAATTACAGAGAACATGTATGAACCAAGATTTTATCACTTGCAACGGCATAGTTTATTGCTGATACGACCAACTAGCGATTATAGCTATTTTGTAGCGTATAACTATCAGCTAGGGAGTGCAACAACGCTTAAATTCAATATGGATATAGACGCTATATGTGAAACGAACGATGACATATTGGTATCGAGTGAAAATAAGATATATCAGTGGGATGATAGATACACAGATGATGACGGCAAAAAGATAGAGTATGTGTTACAGCCCAAAGCGACCATGGGTATGGAACAGATGCTCATGAAGGCAATAGATACTAAATTTTCGTCAGACTATTCCGGCAAGGCAACTGTTCAAGAAGGTACCTTGAAAGTATCTGTACCAACTGATACAAGAAACAAAATCAAGTGTAATCACTCAACGGACTATATGGATATAACAATTACATCCAATGATAGGTTTATCGTAGACCACATTATGGTAGAGGTGGCAGATTTATGAGAAAAGAATTGTTAGGATGGATACATGAATACGAAGAAAAGACGAAAGAGAAATTCTATGTATTACCCGAATTTACATTATGGTATATCCCTGAGAGAGGATTTTGCCAATGGCGGGCAATGGATAAAGAAAAGACTATTCTTTGCTGGAACCTTTGCCATGATGCCAAGTTTTGGCGTGATGCGTTAGAGTGTGTGGCATTGCAGTGGGGATATGACCGTATTATGACAACCTGCATATTACCCATTAAGGCATATATACGTTATTGGGGATGGGAAATTATGCAGACATTTAAAAAAGACGGAATGTACCGGTATATATGTAAAGATAAGCAAGACAGGGAAGTAGTTATCACACCGAAAAGCGTAAACGAAGACGGTACCGTAAATTATTTTGTTACAAATGAATTACGGCGAAAATACAAGCCGTGGAAAAATTACGATGAAAGGGCGTGATTAAATGGGTAAAAAGTTTGTAGACCATGGGAAATACATAGAATTAATATTAACAGGAATTTGTTTACGTGATAAGTTATACGCCACATTAGAAAAAAATATAAACCAAATAGCCGCGATAGAAAAATCTATAAAAACGGGGGTGATTTGATGTCAAAAAAAGGTGGTGGCAGCCACACAACAACTTACACACCAAGCCCAGAAGAGAGAGCGTTACAAAACGAAGAATTACAATATATACGTCAAATCAAACCAAATGCGTTTAAATTAAATGATGTAGCAGGTAACCTGCTATATAATTCATTAGGCGATACGAAAGTAGACTATAATCAGCTAATGAATGATGCAATTAATCAAGTTAAATGGGGACAACAGGGAATACGCAACTTAGTTGCCGGCAACATTCCATCCAACTATCAAACGGCAATGGAAAACAGCATTAAGAGCGGCGTACAAAACAGCATGGGTAATTTACTCAGTGATTTAGGAAACCGTGGTGTAGTCAATTCGAGTGTGATGGATACGGGACTGAAAGGTATTAGTGACAGTGCTTCAAATGCAATGGCACAGAATTGGAGTAATACCGTAAGCCAGTTACAGTCATTGTATGGCAGTGGCATCGATGCAGCTGGTCAAGGCACGGCAAATGCGGCAGCAGCACAGGAAGCAGCACAGCAGCCTGCACTTAATTTATGGAATGCGTCGCTAGGATTAAACGGTGCTACAACAGGAGCATTATCAGCTATTGGCGGTAAAGGCACAACGACAACATCTACAAGTGGCGGCGGTGGCTTGTTCGGTGGTATCCTTACCGGGCTGGCTAGTACCGCCTCTATTTTCTGTTTTGCGCCAGAAACAAAGGTACGACTGGCGGACGGATCCGACGTTCCGATTACCGACGTCAAAGTTGGGGATAAAGTGCTTTGTCCGCATGAAGATGGCACGGAATCTGAAGAAACCGTCCTGCATACCCTGGAACCTCGCTATAGCGACGTATGGAACCTCGTATGCAAAGATGGTGTAGACGATCATTATGTCATGGCTACCTTGACACAACCGCTTCTTACGGAGGATAACGGATTTGTCGAAATCAGTGATATGACACTGGGAACGAACCTCAAAGGCTGCGGTAAAATCGTTAATATGGTATACGCCGGCGAACGCAAGGTATACGACCTGCATGTTTCCAGGGACAATAATTACTATGCAGACGGCTTCATTGCTAAAGGTGGCAGTACCGACAATTGGGTAAAGGAGGGTAACTAATGGCAAAATCGAAATATAACTATATCGAAGACAATATCAGCCAGAACTATGCGCCCCGGCAGTATTCCGCCCCGTTTACCACGCAGACATTACCACAGCTGAACTTTGCACAGTACGCGTTCCAGGACCCGCGGTTTGCTCTTGGGATGCTCATCGGCAACGCCGTCGGCGCGAACATTCTGAACCGCAAGCAGAAGGAAGCCGACCAGATGCTTTTCAGACAGGATAACCCGGTATCCATGCCGGACAATGTGCCATTGTATGATACCGGCTCGACCCCCACCTTGGCAGACGGCAAGACAGCCGCCGTCGGTAATGCGTATAGCGGTTTTGGTGCGAACCCCGCGCAGGTATCGGATAACTTCCTGGCGAACCTGCAAGGCGTGAACGGCCGCTTGAATTACAATACCGATACCGGCGCCATCAACTACCAGACGCCGACCTTCCTGCCGTCGATGTACGCAGAAAATAACCTTGGGAAATATTACCCAACGGCAACCGACGCAGACGGTAACATGATTGGCAATATCTCGTTCGCAGACTACCTCAATAACCAGAGTAAGGCGGGGCAGGGGCAGGGCCTCTTTGACTTCAATGCCTTGCAGAAAATGGCCGCTGATGACGTAGCAAAGGCCGCCGCGAAGAATCCGCAGGCGACCGTAGCGCAGAACATGGGCGTCCTGCCGACCGCTAACGTCGATGTACCGTCTAAATCCAATAGCTACATCCCGGCCATCACCGGCAGGTTAGGCAATCCGATTAACGGCAGTCTGAGCATGAGTGGCTTTAACTTGAACAGTAACGACCCGAATAGCAAATTCTATACATGGAATTTAAAAAGCGATGGTGACGTCGCCGACGCGTCGCCCGCTACAATCCCGTCGGCACAGACCACAGTACCCGGCATGATCGCGCCGGGTAACGTGGATACTCGTAACGGCCTTCCGAAAGTACGCGCCGTAGAAATCGACGGCAAGCACTATATCCTGCCAGCCACAGGGGCAGACGGGAAGATACTCGACGAAGACCAGACGGCGTATAACTTCTATGAAACGGGGAATACGTTAGGCGTGTTTGATAATAAGAAGGACGCGAAGAAGTACGCCGACCAAATCAATAAGGATGCAGGCAGTAACCCGGTACCGGCCGTCCATGCCATGGAAGCACAGCCCCTCGATGAACCGCCGATTAAGGATGTGCAACCTATCCAGCCCGTGGATAATCAGCCGATTAAGCCTGTCGATAATCAGCCTATCAAGGCAGAACCGGCGCCGATACAGCCCGTAGAAGGACCGATTCAGCCCGTGGATGCAACGACGCAGGCCGATGCACAACCGGCCACACAGGCCAATGCACAGGCGGACACACAGGCCCCACAGGCTAGTGTTACTATCACACCGGGCCAGCAGGCGAACGCTACCCAGCCAACATCCACACAGACCACAAGCACCGATACCGGCATATTCCCAAACGACCCGCAGAAATTAATGGACCGGCTCTTCCCTGGCGAAACGCAGATTGACAATCCGCACTATAAGGAACTGCTTGACCAATACAACAAGGAAACTGACCCGACGAAGAAACAGGCACTCATGGATAAGCTCAACAATACCCCGGCGTATATGCTCCGTAGCGATAATCCCTATTACATGGCCACTAAGACTTTGTATGATAATGAAAAGGACGCAAACAAGAAGAAGGAATGGCAGGCCGCATTGGATAACCTGCCACGGTATAATATCCGCCCGTTCGACCAGGTAGGGCAAAGCCTTGAAACGGATATGAATGGCGGCCACCCGAAACATATAAACGCACAAAAGAACGAGTCTGACTTTGTCCATTGGGCCATCCAGCACGACATGCCGATTGATGTCGTGAACTCGACGCTTGAACGGTATAGACCTGTATGGCAAGCCGAAGAGAAGCAGTACAATGACTATCAGACCAGCGCATTGTATCCGTTGTATTACCAGGCCGCCATGAATGGCCAGTATGATACCGCAGCCACGATTGCCCAGAGCATGTCCCAGTATAACCCGCAACTGTCGGCACAGATGCTGGCAACCCTGCCGAACGGCTTGAACTACTACGCAACGGCTGACGCGAAAGAACGGGCGGCCACGGCACAGCAGAATAAAGTATATAACATGGGCTTGCAAAATAAATATACCCTTGGTCAAATCGTAACGCGCGGCAAGATTGCTGACAGTCAGTTGAAGGAACGGCTAAAACACGACACCTGGAAAACTAATGTAACTATCGCCGAAAAAGCCCGTGAAAATGACAATAATAACCGAACGAAGTTTATAACTAGTAAATACGGGCCTAACGGCTCCGGCAAAAGCAGCTCCGGCGGTGGTTCTGGAGATATTAAACTTTCCGATGCTAAAAGCGTCATTGAATTGCATAATAAATGGGTAAGCGACCATAAAGGCGATGACGATTACCAAGAATCAAATAGCCCGTATTACAATGCATATCAAGACGCTATTCAAGTCATTAATAATAAATTCGGTGAAGGGCTAAAAGAACCGGATTCAGAAGAAAACGCTTGGCATAATGCCACGGCCCTTCTTGAACAAAATGCGAAGATGGGCAATAAGTATAGCATGTTTGAAATGGAAGATATTATTAAACAAAAATGTGGGGATTGGGCTGACCAAATTAACCAGATATTAGCAGACGGCGGAGGAGACATTTCCTTTGCTACCTATGGTTTGCACCCAGATTATGAATAGGAGGTAAATATGGCACTCAACTATCTCGATAAAGCCGCTTGGGACGCTGGCGTATATAAAGATAAGGGTAATGATGACGACACGCAACAGGATACTTCTTCTGAGGATTCCGGATATTCGGCGTCTGGCATATTGAGCGCCGCTAAAAATTTCCTCAAACACCCATTCCAGGGCATGGGTACTGTCATTGCACCTAATTACACCCCTCGCCCCCTCGACGACAGCGTGTACTCGGATATTCCGGGTACACCCGTTGCCAGTGGGCAGTTCGGGGAACTGGAAGACGAAAGCGTCCGTGATGAACGCATGAAAGATTCTGCTGATTATATGGCGGCTAACTGGCCCCGGCTGTATGGCGGCGTCGTTGCCGCAGACGAAGGGCTGGCTAACGTCGTCGGCGGTATCCAGAACGCAGTTGGTGGTGGCAACGGTATCTTGACGAATGTACAGCGGGCCGAAGAAGGGATGCAGGATTATCGCGACCAGTGGAACAATACGTACGGCGACAGCTATTTCCTAAACCCGAATAAGTTTGCTACGGACGTTGGCTCCGGTATCGGCTCGACCGTGCCTATCATGGCACTGTCGGCCCTCATGCCGGGCGCCGCCGTCGCAGGTGGCACACGTGCCTTGACGTCGGCTTTATCCCGTGCAGGGTTAGGCCGTCTTGCCATGTCGAAAGCCGGGCAGGCCCTCATTGCGGATACTGTCCGTTCGATGCCTACATCAAACTTAGCAGATTCTCTGTCTGAATATGGGGCCGTTGTCAATGACATGATGCAGAACGGCATGAGTGAAGATGAAGCACGACGCCGGGCTATTCCCATGTTCTTCAAGAACATGGCCCTTGATACTTTCACGGTACCTCTTGAATTGGGCGTCATGAAAGGCGGTAAGGGGATTGCAACCGGGCTTTTAGGCCGTGGCGCAGAGGAAGGCATTGGTAAAAGTTTAGCTAAGGGCGCCGCCCGTACCGGGATGCTGGCAGGAGCCAGTGGCCTTACAGAAGGCTACCAGGAAGGCGCACAGAACGCACTGGAAAACGACGTACAAGGCAAGCGGGACGGCGGTTGGTATAATCCATTCACGTGGACTAATGAGGACTGGGAAGCAGCACGTGGCGGTTTTGTCGGCGGCGCTTTGATGGGCGTCCCTGGCAACGTGGCGGCCGGCTTCCATCCCGAAGCAAGACAAGCCCCGCTTAGTGCGGAATCCCGGAAACAGGCGCAGAGTATCAAGGATACACTCAGCCACGGCAAACCGAAGGGCATGAGCAATGCCGCGTACAATGCCTATATCGAATTAGCCAACAGCGGCAATCCCGACCTCATCAAACAGGCCACGTCGTCGCTTGAATCATTCCAGGAATCGCAGGGGAATAGTTATTCTGAAAGCACAGATGACGCCGCCACGGAAGCTTATAAGGATTATGAAACCTATGACCAGAAGCAGGAAATCGAAAATTTTCTCAATAACAATACGGTTGAGCAAATCGGCGGGGAAGATAATTATAACTGGCTCTACGGCGTATTGCGTAACGGCACGCCGGAAGAAGTGCAGCATGCGTATGATACCGTTATTGCGGCTGAAAAGGCCACGGCCGAACAGGAAGCCAAGAACCGCCCGGCAAGTGGCGGCGGAAGCATGTCGCCGAATACCGGCAATGCCATGGTTAATATTGTTATCCAGGCGGCTAATGATTCCGGCGTAGAACCACGTCTAGGCCTGGCTATTGCCGCCCGTGAAAGCGGCGGGGATGACGTCAATGCCATTTCCATGCCAGAACCTCATGACGGCATTTATGGTATCATGCAGGCCCAGGAGGAAACCGTTTCCAATATGGGCCTTGACTCCCAGTATCCAGACTGGAAGACGGACCCCTATCAGAACGCCATGGTAGGTATGGCAATCCTAAAGGCTAAAATAGATGGTGAAAACGGCGACGTATGGGCTGGCGTCCGCGATTACAACGGGGCCGGTGAAGAAGCGGAACAGTATCGCCAGTTGGTCAAGAACAACTATGATAACATGGGTGATGTTGGTGGCGGTGGTAGTGGCAATGTAGAAGCTCCCAGTGAAGCGTTCTATGATTTGAGCGAAGCCATGAACCCGCAGGTAGACGGCATGGATCCAAACACCATGGCGAAAATGAATCTCCTGGCCCGCGACTTCTATCAGAAGTACGGCCATCGCCTGTTAGTTACGTCCTTGAAACGTAACGGTGACGGCTCTTCCTATCATGACGAAGGACACGCCTTTGACTTCTCGGACGACTTTCTAGAACAGAACCCGGACGCCCGCGACTGGCTCGTCCAGCAAGGGGAAAAGTACGGCCTCAAAGGGCTGGACGAATTCTCTCATCCTGTCGCAACGACTGACGGAGGTAACGTCCACTTTACCGACCATGGCGGCCCGGTCCCTGGCGGTGCATCCGGCGGCGTATCGAGTAAAGTTGCCGGCGATAATGGGCCGTTTGAACGTGAATTAGACCAGGCCGCGCAGGAAGCCAAAAGCGACATGGACAAGATTCAAGCTCAAAGCGACCAGGCCATGAATGAAATCATGAACGACGACTCCGCCGAAAAGACGGCGCAGGACGCCCAGCAGGACGCAGAGAACGCCCAGAAGCAGGCTGATATCGGTAATAACCAGACCGAAACGACGCAGACGCAAGGTGATAATACCACGGATGTTAACCAGGTATTGGGTGCTTTGGGCATTACACAAGATGACCTTGCCAGGGCGGCCGCGCAGAATATCATTGGTAAGTTAGACGATAACATCGACCCGAACGACCCTAAATCTATAGACAAGGCAATACGTCAGGCTATATCTGCTATGACACCAGATGAGGTTAGGGGAATCGTAAATCAAGCTAAAGGCCAGCAAAAAGCGCCGTCCATGCCCAAGAGTCAGCAACAGACGCCACACGCCCGTTTAGGCCGTATTTTATCCACCTATGACCGCAAGGACCCGAAGTTCAAGGAATACATGAACACCTTCCGTAACGGCACGGAGCAGGAACAGAAGAAGCTGGCCGACGATTTACAGACGACGCAGGAACTGGAACGGGCTAATTCCTTGAAGGGCAATCCGCTTACGACTCAGCAAGACCAGAACGCGCCTCAAAACGCCCCTCAGCAAGCCGTAGAATCTCCCAAACAGCCCGAACAGGTGAATGCACCTGTACAGGTGAAAGAAAGCCTTGAAACGCAAAAGAAGCGCAAAATCTACCTTGCGAAGAAACAGAAGCTCATGGAACGGGTCCCGGCTGGCAAAACGGTCAAGGTACATGCCAGTACGAATGACGCCGGATTCGATGCGACGTATAAGATTGTCCCGGCCGGTGATATTACTGCCAGCCACGACATGAATTACGCCGTGAACGACCTCTACCCGGCAGAATATCAGCCGCGCGACCGTAACCGTCCTCAGATGCGCGGACAGGTGGAAAAGATGACGAAGGGCATGAAGCCGGAACTGCTGGCAGAAAGCCAGTTCGTCAACGAAGGCGCACCCGTTGTCAACAACAGCGGCGTCGTCCTTAACGGCAACGGCCGTGTCATGGCTGTCCAGAAGGCCTATAAAGGACTTACGGACGCACACAAGAAGAGTGCCAAGGCCTATAAGGACTATCTCGTTTCCATCGCTCCGTCGTTAGGTATTGCCCCGGAAAAGGTACAGAGCATGGACCATCCTGTATTGGTACGGCAGGCGGCCGACGACGCCGATACCAGCGCTATCATCAACAGCACCGAAGGCGGCGCGAAGTTGGGCGGCGCAGAACAGGCGAAGGCTGATGCGGATAGACTGAAACTGTCCACATTAGAACGATTCGCCGATAACGGCACGGGCGAATTCATGAACCCCTCGAACCGTGAATTCAGAAGGGCCGCCGCAAGTGATGTATTCAGCGATGCAGAAGGCAACTCCGTATTCAATGATAAGGGCGATTTGTCGCCGACAGGGGCGTTTAGAATCCGCAACGCTATCTTTGCCAAGGCCTATAACGATAACTACCTCTTGACTCAGCTCAGCGAAGCGACGGATAATAACAGCAAGAACATTATGAACGCCATGATTGCTGCCGCGCCGGAAGTCGCCAAGGTCAACGAAGGTATCAAGAACGGCACCTTGTATCCCGATTATGATATTTCCGACGTCATCACGAAGACGGCCAAGACTATCATGTCGCTCCGTAATGAAGGCAAACCGCTGTCCTTCCACTTGCAGGAAACGGACCTGTTCTCGCAAGGGGAATCGGAGGCCGAACGACTCGTACTTGAATTCATCGAACGCAATAAATTCAAGAGCCGGACCATTGCCGATATGTACAAAGGGGCTTGCGACCGTATCTTTGCCGTCGGCAGTCCGAAACAATCCAAGCTGTTCGACAGTAAGGAAGCGCCGCGTATCAGCCTTGAAAACATCATCTCGAACGCCATCCAGGAGGTAGAACATGGACAATCGTTATTCGACACCACAGAAGAAAAGCCAGCCGAAAAAACTGTATCCGAAGTACCAGATAATCGACAGGCCGAACCCGCCGGGAGTGGACGCGTACATCAACAAGAAGCTGGCAGAGTACAGAGCCAAGAAAAAGAAGGGAATGAAGTAGATGAAAAGAGCAAGCAAAGTGACCATGTCGACGCCGAACCTCAGCAAACTGAAAGTAAAGACAAGGAAAGCACCCATGCCGAAGAAGGTTCCCAAGGTGACGTACAAGAAGAAGTAAGTAAATTCCATAATGTACTGGATGACGAAAAATCAACGCCTAAACAGATTATAGACGCTTATAAAAGTGTCGTTGATAAAGTCATCGCAAATGCCAACGGAAGCCGTAAAAACGCCAAAATAGGTGATAAAATCGTAACCGACGAATACCAGTCTTTGACTAATTCCAAGCATTGGGGCGCATTCATGAACGAAGACGGCGGACGGAACTGGCACGAAGTCGCTACCATCAATGCCGACGCACATAAGACATTGCGTGCTATCATCAAGACTGCCGGGAAAGAAACAGCTCCTAAAGCGGAACAGTCGAAAGAAACGAAGCCGGCGGAACAGCCCAAAGAAAAAGCCGGATTCACTGACGATGAAATCAAGACTCTCACGGATAGAGGCTTCAATCGCTGGACGAAGAAACTGTCTAATGGCAAGGTGATGGACCGTCTCTATATTAAACCGGAATATTTAGGGCTTGAACTTACCCGGTACAAATCCGGCAACATTTCATCTGCAAAATTCAACGGTGAAACAATCAGCAACTCAGAAGCAAGGCGTATAGAAGGTACGAAATGCTATGTAGACGTTGCAACAAAAGAAGTCGTATGTGACAGGGATGACCTGAAACAGGCGGCACAAGAAGTCGTTGACGATGCGTTGTCAAAAGAAAAATCCCAAGTCTTCGCACAAACAGAAACAAAAAAAGCCGCCCCAAAGGACGACGTTGTTGTTACTGGCGATGAATTTGGTGAATATAAAGACCTAAAAGAATTACGAGATAAAGCCAAAGCTTATTACAAAAAACATTTACAAGGAACCTATGTACAGAATCCCATATTGGGAACTATTCAATTAGAAAGTAATCGCGTTGATTTTACTCGTTCTGGGATGGGCAAAATGGTGGCCACCAGTGCCAAAGAACATAAATTGCTTTTAGTGGCACATTTAAAAGAATTGATTGAAAATGCCGATTCTGTCACAACCAATGGGAATGTAAAGAACAAAAGAAACGCTTCATCCTACTCTTATTTGCATTCAACAGCAATTATTGAAGGGAAGAAGCAAAATGTCATCATTACTATTTTTACTGATGTAAACGGTAATAAGTATTACAATCATACCTTGCCAGATGAAGAAGGTACTAATAAAAAAGAAGCCCTATCAGTACCTCCGGCGCAAGCTACCAAAAATAGTAACGGCATTCCGGCCATAGATAGGGCTCCTTCTACCTCAATTATATCTCAAAAGGCAGAAAAAGGGAATAATGTAGACGAGTTGCGCAATCAATTAAGTGGTGGCGGTAAACAAGCTTATGATTATGCTATTGACAAATTGTCGAAGGGGAATGAGAAGGTAGCACAATCTGCTAAAGAAAGTGCCTTTATCTATGCACGCATGGCGGAACGCTGGTCTGAAATCATGCATGAGTACGGTAATAAAACATATTCTCCGGAAGATTACACAAAATCACATCCTATTGTCATAAGCAAACAAACCGGCGACGCCCAACTGGAACAGGTATTTGAGCAACGGGCATGGCATGGAAGCGGTATAGATTTTGATAATTTTGATTTAGGGAAAATCGGCAGTGGCACCGGAGCGAGTATGCACGGCTGGGGGATTTATGCCGCAAAAAGCAAGCGGACTGCACAAAAATATAAGAAGGAAATGAAAGACCGTGGCCTTCCGTCTGTCTTATATGAAATCGATGTTCCGGCCAACAAAGAATTGCTAGATGAAGATAAGCGCTACAAAGACCAGATGAAAGGCGTTCAAACTAAGATTCTCAAGGCAGTGCAATCCTTGTCCGTGGAACAGAAACAAGCCTTCTGGACAAAATGGTTGCGCCAAGCTATGGGTAGTACTAAAGATGAAATCCAAGCAGAAACAGCCTTGCGGAAAGTGGAATTAAACATAAAGCATTGCCACGACGCTAGTCTGGGATGGGAAGGGCTTCCGGCGTTTAGAAAGCGGATTGCCTTAGACAGTCTAAAAAAACAAGGCTACACCGACGAACAGATAAACGATACTTCCTACATGAAATCAGAAAGTAAAAGGTGGGAAAAAGAACTTCCAGAAGCAAAGCAACAGGCCAAAGAGTCTAAAGGGGCTGGCGATAAGAAACGGAATCAGTTAATAGAAGCGGCTATGGAAAACCCGGAAGTCACATTGGAAAAAGGCATTGGGACAGGTAAAGAAATCTATAATTATTTGACTGATGCATTATCAGATGGGAAAGACATAGAAAAAACGTCGAAATATTTAAATGAACAAGGAATTCACGGTATTACCTATGATGATGCTTACGATGGCCGATGCTATGTCGTATTTGATGACAAAGCCATTCAGATCATTAACAAATATAATCAAGATGTTCATAATGCCAAAGCTGCCTATGACGCAAGTACCGGAGCTATCAGACTGTTTGATATTGCGGACCAGTCGTCTTTTATTCATGAATCTGCTCATATGTTCCTGTCTGACATGGAAAGACTAGCGCGAAAAAAAGGTGCTCCTGCCGGATTGGTTAGCGACTTACAAACCGTCAAGGACTGGGCCGGATACAAGCCGGGACAGATGAATGGATACAAAGATACGGCCCTTGAAAAAGAATTCCAGGAATATGCCGACGCTATACGGGAAGCAAAGAAAACTGGCGATGTCGTAGCAATTAAATCGGCGGAAGCACGCTGGATACACGAACGGTTTGCCAGAGGGTTTGAACGCTATATTGCTGAGGGTAAAGCCCCCAATGAATCGCTGAAAAACGTGTTTGAAAAGTTCAAAGAGTGGATGGTTAGTATCTATCATGATTTGAAGAATTTAGGAAAGAAACCGCCTAAAGAAATTCAAGATGTCATGGCACGAATGATTACACCGGAAGTAAATACTAAATATTCAGTGCGAGAAGCAAATGGCCAGTTAACCCGCCCCAAGGAAGACTTGAAAGCGGAAATCAAAGAAGCGTTCCCGAACGCCAAGGAAATCAAGGACGAAGGCGACCGCATGACCTTCACCATGCCGAACGGTTCCCATATCATCGTCGACGTGAAGAATGAAATCCTCTTGACGGACGAAGAACTGGCGCAGGCGAAGAAAGACCACCATATCGACGATAACGGCAACGTCGTCGTCGAAGGCTACGCACAGCTCCATGGTAAAGACGCTTATATGGCCCTCTCGCAGGGTAGCCGTGAAAACACGGGATTCCATGAAGCCTACCACCTCGCAGAAGGCGCCGTCTTGACGGACCGTGAAAAGGCCGCTATTAAGAAGGCTATCCCGGACGCCGAAAAGCGCGCCGACAAGTACGCTGAATGGGTAGAAGCTCGTAAGCACGGCCGCGGCACGCTGTTTGGTAAGTTGTTCCGTAAGATACAAGATTTTGCAAAGAAAATGCAGTCTATTCTTACACGCACCGAAAACGTACATAATGTATTCCGCAAGATTGAAAGTGGTGAAGTATGGAACCGTGAAGCAAGTAATTCTCGTAAAAACAGTGCTAGTATTACTAATTCCCATCTTGTTGGGCAAGACCGTATTAAGGTTATTGATGTGTCGAATGAACGAAAGGTTAATATTAACAATAATAAAGAAAAAGTAAAAATCGCAAAATCGTTAATTGGAAAATCATTTCAAATTTTTAAAAATAGCGGCGTTGGACGTATTGCATCTATTAGCGATGGAAAACATTTTGTTAATTCATCAAATAATCCCAAACGCAATAATATAACCCGCAGAAAATCGCTGTCAGTTGCTGAAAAAATATTAAGTAATGTTGTTTACGTAGAGAAACATCCGGACGTAAAACACGGAAGTTCTCAAGATTATATCGAACTTTTCACTGCTGTTAAAGATAGAAATCAGTTAGTTAGATTTAGAATTATTGCAAAAGAAGGGAATAATAATTCGGGGAGATATGTTATAAGTGATGCTAAATTTTATGACATAATAAAAGAAGGAACCGTACCCACCAGTACGTCAAATGACGCACAGAGGATGGCAAGCCATAAAGGCTTGTCTGTTGTTAAACAACAGAATACGATTCCTAATAGTGTTAGCATATCAGAATTATTGGCTGGCGTCAATAACAGGAAAGGAAAACCTTATGTTAATCCTGATGGTACCTTGAATTATGAGTTTGGAGTCTTGAAATCATTGCCAATGGGTAAAGCAAGTTTACGTGAAGAAAAAACGCCGCTTAATCCTAAAGAAAGAGAACAAGAACAGCGCAAGGAAGATATACTGAAAGCTATAAATGAAATAGTCCCCGTATACACCAAATCGGACGTAAAGAAAAATGCCGTAACTGAAACGTACTATGATAGACGGCAAAAAGCGGGCTTTGTAAAGACCCCTACAATCCGTGAATACGGAAGAATTTTAGCACTCAACCTTGACCAACAGTTGAAACTCAAGAACAACATGGAACTCACTACAAACGTTAAGCAGGAACTGGAAAAGAACCAATCTTATGCGGCGTTGATGGGCGATAAAATTAAAGATATGACACCTGCACAGGCACGTGCAGAGGGCGTATCTATCTTTGGCTCGCTGTATTTTAATGGTAACGAAGAAGCCGCCGCCGCACGCTTCCCTAAATACTATGAAGCCTTTAAAAATGATTTGAAAGAAAATAAAGAACTGAACGATAAAGTAAATCACATTACCGAAATGATTAGTGATTACAAAGCGCAGAATCCAGTGCTTAGAGCTAACAGCGGTATGCAAATGCACGATGAAAGTCAAAAGAAAACGACTAAAGGAAAGATAAACGCTATTCTTGATAATGTGTATGCCGAAATGGTTGATGAACTAGACCCATTGACAAAGATAACCAAACTGGCAGAAAAAGAAGCGCAACAAAAGCTGTTATACAAATATGATGTACATAAACAGGCACTTATGGCGCAAGGGAACGCACAGTCTAAAGCAAATCTTCTCTTAAATAGTGGCAAAGATAAAGAAGAAGCAATAAACGCATTGAATGATAAAGATATGTTTAACGGTGCCATTCAGTATAAAGTCAATATGAATGATATTATGGATGCTATTAAAAACGTACCGCAGGAAGAACTTGAAAAAATCGGCGTAGACGATGCACGACAGGGACTAGCAAAATACTTAATCGCTATGCGTACAAAAGAATTAAGTAATGCTCTTGACAACGATTATGTACGTCCTGACGGATTCGACGAAGAAGCATGTTACAATATTATTAAAAATGCACCAGAAAGCATAAAAACAGCCGCTAAAATGGTATGGGACTTTAATAAAAACATGATAAACATCATGCAACAGCAGGGGCTTATTAATAAAAAAGCTGCCGATACCATGAGAAAATATACCTACTATGTGCCGATGTATCACGACATGAGCGACATGCAGGATATTGATGATTTTATCGGTGCAGTAGGAAAAGGTGGCAGAGGATTCGTAGACATAAAGCCCAATATCTATGAAATCAAAGGTGGCAATGAACGTGCTATTATTGACCCAATCGAAAGCATGGTACGCATGACAGTAACGCTTCTTAACAAGTGCCAACGAAACAGGGTAGGGCAAACATTAGCACGCATTAACCAAGACTTTGAAGGAATGGGCAGCATTATAGCCAAAGACCCCACCTTGAAACACGAAGACCCTAAAAAATGTGCATTTTCCGTATATATAGGCGGTAAAAAGGTAATATATCGTACAACACCGGAAGTATATTCTATATTAACCGATGTTGATGAAAACGGGGCAAGTGTTCTTGAATCAATTTTAAAACCGTTTGCGTCGGCATTACGGCGTGGTGCCACTATTTCTCCACCGTTTATTGTTCGAAACTTTACTCGTGACACAGTAACCGCAGGCATTACAAGCCAAACGGGATTTATACCGTTTGTCGATAGTTTTAGAGGGATGTACAAACTTACAACCGATAAGCAGTTTAAAATGGATTACCTTGCAAGTGGTGCGTCCATGGGTACATTTATTCGTTCTGATGTACATGGCGCAAAAGATCTGTTAAGCGAAATAACCGGGGATAAATACAGCTCGTGGCCAAAAGGATTAAAGCAAATAGCTCAATTTATATCGGCAGTGTGGAACCATTACGATAAGTTCGCTAATCTCGTTGAAGACGGTACTCGTGCAGGTGAATTTATGCGTGCAAGAAAGAAAGGTATTAGTCTTGAAGAAGCTGGGTATCTTGCGAAAGAAGTAACGCTGAACTTTGGTAGACATGGGAAAGCAGGAAAGCACATAAACCGTGCTGTACCGTTCTTTAACGCCACAATTCAAGGCACGGATAAGTTTATACGTGCATTCAAGAAAAACCCTGCTAGAGCGTCTTTTATGACCGCAGTAACCATTATTTTACCGTCAATAATGGCGTGGGCATTAGCAAATGGCAGTGACGACGATTGGTATCAAGATCTTGATGCAAATACGAAATATACTAACTGGTGCTTTAAAATTGGTGATGCCCATATTCTAATACCAAAACCGCAGGAAGCAGGTATATTGTTTGGCAGCGGGGTAGAAGCTGTACTCAATCAAATGATGGGGAATGACCCGCAGGCAATGAAACAATGGGCAAGACAATATGTAGAAGCATTGCTTCCTAACATGTTCCCTACAATGATTGCACCTATAGTAGAATGGCAGACAAATTATAGTTTTTGGAAGGGAAGAGCCTTAGTAGGTAAAAGCTTACAGAATTTACCATCAGAATATCAGTACAATACATATACGAGTGAAATAGCAAAGGCACTGGGCGGTACTTGGCTTGCCAAATCATTAGATATATCGCCTATTGCAATTGATAATGCAATAAGCGGATATTTTGGTAGTGCAGGTCGGTTTATAGCCAACATGCTCAATTCGCCAGTTGACTATTTAAGAGATTCCAGCAGACCTGTTGAACCAGCTAAATACTGGTATGAAATGCCATTTGTCGGCTCGTTTGTCCGTAAGAATCATGAAAATTCTGAATATCAAAACAGATTCTATGATTTAGTAAGCGATATGACAGATGATTATAACCGCATGAAACATGATAATCCAAAAGCAAAACCGCCCAAAGGGTATAAAGAAATGAAAACCGCCAAGAAAACAGTTAGCAAGTTAAACAAAGAAATACAAGGGATTAAATCGGACACCAAAATGGGGCCGGAACAAAAATTGCAGCAGATAGAATTACGGCAGAATAAAATACGTCATTTCACAAAGAAATTCGTTACACAGTACGGCAGATAAGGAGAGATAACATGAAAACCTACCTGGCTAGAGCACCTTGCAACGGTGCTTTTCTACACAAATACTATAAGGTGGTGAACCATGGATATAGAAACAGAATTTATAAAAATGATTATAGGCACGTTAATCCCGGCAGTAGTCGGCTATATAATTGCGTGGTTTAGATTACGAAGAAGTGCAGCATTGCGGGCTGAAAGAGAATATAAGGCGATAAAAGACGGCATGCAAGCCATATTGCGTGACCGTCTTATTTATTACCATGGGCATTATATGGAAAAGGGATGTGCGCCAATATACGCACGAGAAAATTTCCTGCACATGTACCAAAGCTATAAAGAGTTAGGCGGCAATGGTATTATTGAAAACATTTATTCACAGTTCATGGCACTACCGACGGAGGAACAGTATGAAGAACGTACTAACTAAGATAAAAAGCAATATCGGTATAATTTGTATCGGGTTTGGATTATTCGCCGCCCTAGTTGTCCTGCTATCGTGGCTTATCGGATACTGGCTCAACGGCTTGTACGGCATGAAGTTTGATATAAACAGTTGCTGGCAGGGAATTAGCGCATGCGGCATGGGGCTTGTAGGGCTGATGAAATGGCTCGTTGACAGCACGAAAAACAGTCCAGCAGGCATGCCACCTAACTTTATAAAGAAAAATACATGCACTTGTTGTGATGCGAAAGGAGAAAAGCATGAAAGTAATTGACATATCATATTGGCAGTTAGGTATTGACTGGGACGAAGTAGTTGCAAGCGGTGTAGAAGGGGTAATTATTAAAATCACGGAAGGACAGAGCATAGAAGATTCCTTCTATGAACACGTGAATAATGCTAAAGAACACGGCTTGAAATGGGGCGTATATGCATTTTCCCATGCAAGTACACCAGAAGAAGCACGCATGGAAGGAAACGAAGTCGTTTACCTGTTAAATAAATTCGGTGAAAAACCGCCGCTTGGTGTATGGTTTGATTTTGAATCAAAAGAAAATTTAAATTGCTCAGACCCGACAGCAGTATGTAGTGCGTTCATATCTTTCTGTAATGCCAACGGATATGATACCGTGGGTGTATATGCTTCATTATCTACGCTAATTGACGTTGTAAGCGTTTATTCACTTGCAAGCTATGTTCCGTACTGGGTAGCACAATACAGCGATACATGCGATTTTAAAGAGTATTACCCTAACGCTAGACTTGCAGGCTGGCAGTACAGTGATCGCCAGTATATAGGCAATACAAACGTTGATATGAATGAGTGGTATTTATAATGGAGATAAAAAAATATGATAAAAAGAAAATTATCAGCTGCATTGTTGGTATGCTGCTTATCATTGCCGTTATTTACGGTATCAGCCGATACTACGACAGCAGAACAGCCGCAGACCATCACGATGCAGTACAGTCAGTACAACAGATTGAAAGATATAATCAATCAGCAAGAAATGACATTAACAACGCTCGAAGCAAAATTAAAAGTGCTGAATCAATCATCGACAGCGGACAAGCAGACGTTGACACAGCTAAACAACACGTTGGAACATTGCAACAATCAGCTGATAGCCGCCAAGAACGAATTGACGAATGCCAACAGCTCGTTGACGAAAGCAGAAGAAACATTGACGAAGCAAAACGAATCCTTGCAGATATTGAAAACACAGATAAAAGAACTCGAAAATAAAGAAAAGACACTACGAAGACAGCGTGACATGTACGGAGTTTTAGCAGGAAGCATATTGATATATTCGGCATTAAGATAATAAGTCGTGGCACGGTGGAACGTTCGCCGTGCCATTTTTTTATTCAGAAAGGAATTGGCATGAGAAAGGAAAATAAAATAGCAAGATACTGGTTAGACAATTTAACACGAACTAAATTCAAAGAAGTACTAAAAGAATTGAAGCTAAAGCCATGGCAAAGAGAATTAGTTATTTTGCGGCATATTCACGGATTCGATAACTACAGAATATCTATTGAAATGAATATGTGTAAAAAGAAAATATGTACGGAACTAAATAAAATATACGATAGAACATATAAAAGATACGCAAAGAAGTAATTTTTTATGCTCTTTGATGTCTTTTTGAATCATACATTTGTCCTACAATATAAGTAGGCTAAGGGCTGATGAGTGGCTTGCAATAGCCGTTTGTCAGCCTATTTTTTATATAAAAGAGGTGTAAATATGTATTACAACAATCCATATCAATACATGGCACAGCCCAATAGAACACCACCCGTACAAATGGTATCAAGCATAGCAGAAGTACAAGGCGCACGAATTGAATATGACGGCAACGTGAATGTATTCCTTTGTCCGGCCCAACAATGCATATACACAAAACAGATAGACTTTAATACAGGTGGCGCAAAGATACTTGTCTATAAACTACAGGATATGCAAACGCCACAATACGCCGATATGTCAGCGGTTAATTTATTAGCACAACGTGTATCTATGATTGAAAACTATTTGAAAGGCGGTAATGTAAATGTTCAATCCAATGATGCTCTTGCAACAAATGCAACACAGCCAAAACCCAATGATGCTACTGCAACAAGTAATGGGCAATAATCAACAGTTTGGATTCTTTGAAAGAATGGTAGGGGGAAAGAATCCGCAACAGCTGGAACAGATAGCACGGAATATGGCTAGGGAAAAAGGATTCGATTTAGAAGGATTTATGAAGCAAATGAAGCCTTAATTTTGGCTTTATGTATATTTTTTCCATTGATAAGGGGGAATTGTCATGATGGAAAACACAGGATTACAGGCGGTTTATGATGTAAACAACAACCGTAACTACGACAGCTGGGGCGGCAACGGCTCATGGTTTATGTGGCTTATCGCTATCTTTGCTATGATGTGGGGTGGCGGCGGTTTTGGCGGCTGGGGGAACAATAACGGCTTAAACCAAGTCACCAATGACTTCTTGTATACGAACCTTAACGGACGTATTAACGATGGCTTTGCAAGCACTACGCAGCAGAATTTTGACGCACAAAAGGGTACATGGCAACAGGCACGGGCGTTACAACAGCAGTTATGCAATAATGCTATGCAACAGCAACAGAACACGCAGGATTTATTGATGCAGGGAACGGCAAATGGTTATGTTGCACAGAACAACACAAAAGATTTATTAATGGCAATGAATGATAATCGTTTTGCTAGTCAGCAGTGTTGCTGCGAAACGCAAAAAGCAATAGCCGCTGTACAGGCTGAAAATTACCGCAATACATGTGAAATCACAACAGCCTTGCATGCAGAGGGGGAAGCAACAAGAGCGTTGATTACACAGAATACTATGCAGGAATTGCGTGATAGACTGGCAGATCGTGACCGTGACTTGCAGACAGCCAATTTCCATCTTAGCCAGCAAGCACAGAACGCAACACTTATTAGTCAGTTAAGACCATTCCCACAGCCTGCATATATTACGGCAAGCCCGTACCAGTCCGTGAATAGCGGCTGTTGCGGATATACGAATGGTTGTGCATAAAACATTTTCGCAACATCACGAAAATGGTACAGTGTATGTCTACACGTTTAGGGGCGGCGTAGACCGTCCCTATTTATTTAAGGGGGGGAATATATATGAGATGCTATAAAAAATCATCTGTAATGGCAATAAACACAACTGAACAAGCAGTAGCAGCTAATGGTATTGTAAGTTTGGCCACAGGTAAAAAGACCGGATGCAGTATCGGGTATGTATCCGGCAGTAATGCGGTATCGCTGAAAAATGCCGGACTGTACTATGTATCCGTTCATGCTAACGTAGAGGGGACAGCAGCAGGAGCGGCAACCTTACAGCTGCTGAATAATAACGTAGCAGTAGCAGGGGCAGCAGCAACAACTACACTTGCTAACGGCAACACGGCTAATATGTCATTTGATGCCGTTGTCAATGTACTGCCGTCGTGCAACTGCATAAACAATGCTGCATCGCTGCAAGTACAGCTGTCGGCAGCAGCTACAGTAAGCAGCATTGAAATAGTCGTTATTAAATTGGCATAAAAAAGGGGGCATAATCATGGATAAATTCATCGAATTGTATCGGCAGATAGTAAATGACCCTGCCAAGCATGAAGAAATGGAACATGCGCTTGATTTTGTCGTGAAAAAAGTAAAATCAGTGTGCAAGGATGACTATGAACGGGCACTACATAAAATGTACTATATCGCTCACGACGGCCATTTTTGTGAAAAGCTGGCAAAAGAAGCTGTATCCAATATGCGCAATGTAAACGGCACGATCGGTGAAAAGTGGAGCATGGAGCAGACAAATCAAGTCATGCAACAGTACGGGGTGCAGGCGAATCCCTATGATTTCTACTATGTAATGAATATGTTCTATAGCGATTTTAGCACCGTCATGGGGGAAGATGTCAGTAACTATTGTCGGATGGCAAATGCATATATAAATGATGTAGATGCCAAGCCGGATAAGACATTAAAAATATACCTGGCAACGCACTGCATAGACTAATAAAAGGCTTTTTGTCAAGGTATTGAATGTGAGTATATACTTTAGTATAATATAGCTAAGTACTTGCACCAGTACTTAGGGCTAAGTGACTAACCGCATTTAGCCCGATTCCTTTCTGTGAAAAACTGTATAGATAAAAATAGGTCTATATTCGCAATACACGCACAATACACAAAATTAAAAAAAAACGGCTTATTTGCGTTGTTCTCAGTTCTCGAAACGTTAATATTT